GCTTCAATGTGAGCTCTGTGGTTCTGTCCAGGGAATGCTTGGAACGGTTGACCACCTAAAGCAGTGATATGTTCTAAAGCTGGGTCCATTGGTTGTGGTTGTTGAGGTGGTGGTAAGATTAAATCTATGTTTTTTACACCTAACGCTGAATACATATTACGATACGCTTGATACAAATTGTGCATCTTAGGATTAGAGCTTGCCAATTGCAGTTCCGTTTGGGCGATAGTGATCCTCTGTGTTTGAGAAAATATATTTGGATCCGCAACCGGCAAGATATCTATCCTTGCATCAAAATCAGCAGATTTGATTTCTCTAGTTCCGCCAACTACGTCGTAAGGATAAACGGGTGGTAAGTATGTTTTAAATACTTCAGCTAATAAAACGAATTCTTGTTTTAAGGCTGCATAAATTCTTTTGTGTATCGCTGACATTACCCGCGATCCACGTTCCAATAATGCTACGGTTGTGCCAACCGGTGCTTGTTGGTTAGCATCACCTACTTGCATATCTGCAATAGACGCGAACCTTTGGCCAGCTGCTACTACGATACCTAATAATTGTAATAATGTTGGAGATGGTTCTTTAAATGGTAAAGGCATAAAAGAATCTCGTAAATTACCTCCAGGCGCATCGACATCTCTAAATTCTCCTGGTTGAAGTGGTTGTGCATCATCTCTAACTCTTATTCCTCTTGTTTTAAATCCAGCCGGCAGATTTGATAGTGTTCCTGCATCAAGAAGCTGCCTTAAGGCTGTCGTAGCTGTTCTTGATAGTCCACCTATCATATGAATCAACCCGAAACCATAAAAGCCTAGACCTGGTAAGAATCTGAAATGTACAAAGTAATTAATTTTTTTCTTTAATGGATCACCTGCTCTATAATTTCTTTTAATCGATAGAACTTCTCTAGATGATTCTTCAATAGTTACTACATAAGGTAATTTAATTCCTGTTGGTTCACCTGTTTCTTGGTTGATGTCTTCAAAACCTTCTAAATCTAAATTAACGTGACATTCAAGTAGTGTATAAATGTCATCTTGTTTTTGTTGTTTGATACCTTCTAGCTCTTGTTCTTTTTTAGTCACATCATCAGTTTTCATTGGTGGATCACCCAACTCAATGTCTCTATAAAAACCGACTACTTGTTGTTTACGTAATTCATTTTCTGAAATTTTAATTACGTGCATAATAGATTCTGCATCATCTAAAGAAGTTGCAGAATAAGGTACAATTAAATCATCGGCAGGCACAAATTTAGAAACAGCTCTACCTAATAATTCATCATAGTAAACTTTTTTAAAAGTAGAACCTGCTAGGGGTAAATAAAATAACATTTGATCAAACTCAGATTCATATTCTTTCATACGATCCATAATTTGATAATTCATAAAGTCTTTAACTCTAACAGACTGATCTTCTTTTTCTTTTGAAGGTGCTCCTAAGATTTGAGTTCTTACAGGACCATCTGCTGGTAATAATTCTTTGTAAGCTTGTGCTTGGAATTGTGTAACCGCTTCAGCTAACACAGGGTGAGTAGCACCTGATGCTCCTCTAAATGGTTGAGTTCGTTCTGTATATTTAAAACCTAATAAATCTAAACCTTTAGTATAAGTTTGTTCCCAGTCTGCTCTTGAATTTTTATAATCCGTATAATCATCAGCCAGTTTAGATCCTAATTCCATTAGGACATCTTCATTTAAAATTTCTGCTAAGTTTGTATAATGATCTTCGCCTTGTTCTTGACTTGCAAGGCTAGGGTCAAATGAAACGGTTGCACCGCCATCATCTTCTGCTTGCACTTGAACAGGTTGATCTTTTAGTTGTTCAGAAATTTTTTCTGTTACAACTTCTTCCATTTCTCCTGAACCAGGAATTTCTATTTGTGTCTTGTTTTTACCAAGTTCTGATAAAGTCTTATCTATCGCCATATTTTATATTACCTTCTTTTGAATAAAGTTGCAAGTCCGTCAGCCATTGGACCTCTTTCAGGTGGTATCGTATCTGTTAAACCACCATCAGCGTATTCACCATAATCACCAAAATCTCTAGCTTCATCTGCTAAAGCTTCAGCTCTACCTTCTGCTTCACGAACGGCACTAGCACCTTTAGTATCTTTAGCGGCTACTTTGCCTGTTTCTGTCGTAACGTCTTTTGCGTAATTTTCTAAATACTTAGAATCTCCACCTAAGATTTCTTCTATGTCTTCAACTACCTGTGCATCAAAATCTACGTTGCCGTCTGGATCAGCATAAACAGGTGATACATCGGTTGCTTGGAAATCACCTTTAAACTTAGAGCCATCTTCTAAAGTTGCAGGTGGTTGATATTCAATGCCAAAATTTTGTCCATATTCATTTTTACCTATTATTTCAATTTTACCATCATCGTATTTTAAAACTTCAACACCAGGTAAATCTGGGTCAGTTATTTTAGTAATGTCCTGATCTATCTTGTCTGCTCTATCAATGTTTTTAGAAATAAATTTTTGAATAAAAGTTGGAAACCAATCAGGCATATTTGTTGTTGTATTTCTAAGTTGTTTAATACCTTCAATGACATCCGCTCCTTCTTTTGCTAAGAAAGGTAAAAGTTTTTGCATAAGTGGTGTAGATAAAATACCACCCAATAGTTTTAAAAAATTTCGTTTACTCGGATCCATTTTTTTCCTTCCTATCTTGGTAAGCTTGATATAAATCGTATGCTGTTAAACCAGCACTCAAGGCAAGTCCAGGTAAACCTGCAAATCTACTTATACCTGCGATTGTTCTTGGGTTCAATCCTAATCTTAATACCTTACTTAAAATACCAGGAGTAGCTTCCCCTGCCTTTGTAATGATACCTGTTGTTTTTGCAAAAGGTTCTGCAAAAGCTAAAGATAGATATGGACTTTCTAAAAGAGGTTTAGTGCCTGCTGATAATTTATCTAGTGCTCCACCTTCTATGAAAGCTTCTTTTTCTTCTTCGTCTAATCTAGGCATAAGTATTTCAGACGCTGATGCACCTTTTCTAATTTTATCTGCAGCTCTTAAAACTTCGAAAGGAACTACAACTCCTGGTGTTCCAGTTGCAGTTAAAATTTTTCCAAGTCCACCTGTTAATCCAACAGCCGATCTAATTCTGCCGCGACCTAGTTCTCTAGCTGTTCTATAACCTTCTGGCACGTAAGGTACACCTGCAGCTGCACCTGCTGCCATAATATAATTTTGATATTTTTCCAAAGCAGATTTCTGTTCTTCGTTTGATGGATATGTTTCAGGGTTATATTCATCAAAAGGTTTTACGTTAGCTTCTGCTTTCATAGCTTCTAGTTCAGCTTGGACAGGGGTTTGTTTTTCTTTTTCATATAACTCTTGAGAAGTCATTTGACCAGATTCCATTTCATTTTGTGTTGGCTCACTTGCAGAGGCCATTGTACTAATAGCAGCAGCTCCAGCTGTTCCTGCTATCAAAGCTTTTGTTATTGGTCTAAATCTAGGAATTGCATTAAAAGCTTCTAATACTTTACTACCTTTTAAAATAGAACTACCCTGATTATTTTTTAATAGATTTATTCTATCCTTTAAAGATTTTGTAGATAAGAATAATCTATCAAAAGCATTTTTAAAGTAAGAGGGTTTAACGTCACCTGAGTATGATTCAAAATTTTGCATAGCTCTTTGCAAACTTTCATTTAAAGGACTATCTAAATCTCCCAGTCTAGGAGTTTGCGGATCTATAGTTATTCTTTTACCAGATACTTCAAAACCACCAATTCTATATCCACCTGTTGCATCAGCAAATTCTTTTTGTATGTTTTGAATTGCTTCTTGGATAGGAACATCGTTAAAAGTTTTTGCACCTTGTTTTGCAGCTCTATAAACAGCTAACATTTTTTGATCATAGGGTGCTTTAAACTGATTTAAACTATCTTTAATATATTCTATTCTTGTAAAATTTTTTCTATAGTTTGGAAAATTTTTCATTAAAGCTTTAATGTCAGTATGGTCACCTGCAACATCAAACTTAAATACTCTCATCATTGAGGCTGTTTGGTCTATAAGATCTATGTCTTTTTTAGGTAAACCTAAAAGCCTTGCCATTCCACTGTTACTTATTTGACCCGCTGAATCAGTAAGTTCAATAAAACTTTTATGAAGATTTGAATTTAAATAATTTTTAGGTGATTTAATAGTTTTATATAAATTTTTTTCATATCGCAATGAACCTTCATCACCAGCGTATAAATTTCCAAGTTTTCTTAAACGAGTAACTAAAGATTCAGCAACGTCAACTTTATTTTTACCCGTGGCTTTAGCAAGTTCATTTGTAAAAAATTCTTTCTTTTCTCTTACGCCTACATTAGGATCTTGTAAAAATGCTGCATTGTCTTTAATAAGTTTATCTAATTTTTTTATATCTGGAAAAATATTTTTATGCAAAGAAGAAAATTCTTTATCTAAATTTAATCTTTTACCTGCTGATAAAACATAGTTTCTACTCATTTTTATGTTGTGTAAATTACTTACACCTTTAGCTATTTGGAAAGGGTTAGTAATATCTGGATTACTTTTAATAAAATTTTTTACATAAGAGTCTCTTACTTTTTGTTCAGCTGCAGATAAATTAGAACCTGTTGGTTTTGTTATAATTGTTTTAATTTTTCCTTTTCGTTTACCCTCTTGTAAAATAAGGTTAAGGGTTTTATAATTTGGCTTATTGGTTGCAGATCTTATATCAGCAAGTTCACCTGATTTAACTAATTCGTCATAAATTTCATTATTAGCTTTTGTTTTACCAAGTTTCCAAATTTTTTCTTTGATGTCTTGTGGGTAGTCCGAAGCATTAATCAACGGGTAAATAAAAGTATTAGGATAATTATTCCTAATATATTTTTGGATAAAAGGTCTTTTTAATTTTGTTCCAGCTGCTTTATTAATTTCATCTGGAGTTCCTAAAATCCTATTACCAGATGTTTTTTGTTTTAATAAATATTCCTCTAATTTAATAGCGTCTTTTTTTGTAAGATTATATGGAGTGTTTCTATTTTTAAAAGCTTTTTTAGCCGTTTCTCTTTCATTGGTAGTTATATCAAACCAATTTTTACCTGGATACGTTTCTTTAAACCATTCTTCCATTCCTGCAGGCATAGGAATAATTTTAGTTGGTTGTTTATACCAATATGTTTTACCTGATTTTGATTTTTCTGGATAAATATATTCTTTAGTTTTTACAGGGCTACCTAAAAATTCTTTTGGCATTATTTCTCCTCGAACATAGTTCCAATGCCATCAATCAATCCGCCTTCGGCATTTAGTTTTCTAGGTTTACCTGTCATTGGATCTAAAGGTAATTCTTGTTCACCTGTGACGATATTTTTACCTGTTTTTATATTAGTCGCGCCTTTAAAATTTGCTACATCTCTTTTTACTTCCATTAAGTAATTATAGGCTTCATCATATAAATCTATTTGAGTATTTTGTGGTAGATCAGAATATTCTGTTTTGTATCTAATTTCAGCAAGCATATCTGCTAACTCGTTAGCTTCATATTTAGTATCTTCACCAGTCATTCTAAAATCTATTTCTTTGTAAGCTTCTTCTAATTCTTTTCTGCCTTGTTTTTCAACTTTGTATTCTGAATACATTTGATCCTCATATTCTTTTCGTCTCTTAACGGCAGCTTCTGCTTCTTCAACTGTTCCTTCATTCATCCACGTTTCAGAGTCACCTAAAATTTCTTCATATTCTTCAATCTCTTCATCGGTTAACTGTCTATTTCTTCTTGGAAAGCTTTCAGGGTTCTCCCACATCTCATCAAACTCTTTAGCAGCTTCAGGATCTTTAGCTCTAGCTTCTGCATCTTGCCGCATAATCGTTTCTCTTTCTTCTTGTCGTTTATTAAACTCTTCGTACATTTCTCTTAGTTTTGATTTTTCAGGTCTTTCAATATCATCCGCTGTTTTAACAACATTGGAACCTAATTTTTCATTAGCGACAGACATAACGCCTTCAGGTCCTTCACCAAAAGCATCCTCATAAAGTTTTTGTATTTGTTTGAATCCGTTTTTTCTTTTGCTGACGTACTCTAACATTTTTCTTGGAACATCTCTAAGTTTAACTAAAGCTTCAATCATCCAAGCTACACTTGCACCGCCTTTAAAACTAACCCTGCCACCTTCTGCAAAGTCTTGATAGTTTTCTGGTTTATCCGTAACGCTTTCCATTAAATTTTTAATTTGTTCTTTGTTTTGAAATTTGTATTTATTGTAATAATTAATATAAAAATCTTTATTGATATCTAAATTGTATTTATCTTTGATGGCTCTTTCTAAAATTTCCATATGCTCCTCAATGGGTCTGCCTCTTTCAGGAGCAGCTTCAGATAAGAAATCATAAACGTCTTCTTCTGAAATTCCTTTTTTATTTTTAATTATTTTTTCTAAAGTTGTTTCGATGTTATATTTCATCTGACTATCATTATAAAAATCTTGTAAGTGATCTGCTAATTCTTGTGGACTGTTGCTGCCATAAAGTTCTACCGTATCCGCAGCATCTTTAGCCAGTTCAATTTCTTCTGGCGACTTAGGTCCAATCTTAAATGCTTCCTTGTATCTTGGTAAAAAGATTCTTTCAAAAACATCTACATCATTAACTGGGTTTTCTTGTAACATACGATAAGCATCTTCCGTTGTACCACCCGCATCTTTAATTTCTTGTATGATTCTATTAACTGCTTCTTGATCCATCTGAATTCTTTGCTGTGGCGAGATACCTTGGATATCATCCATCATTGATCTAAGATTTCTTGTTGACTGTAATATTCCACCAACTGGAGATTCAGGATCTACATTTTTTGGTAAACCATATCGTTTAGTTATAACTTCTTCGACTGCTTGAGTCACAGGTGAACCTGTTTTAATATCTATTAAAGGTGCTTTCTCTCCTGTTGCAACAATGCCCGCGCTCCGCGGTTCAGTAATATTTAAATATTGTTTAACGTTATTGATAAAATTTTGTAATTCCATATCATTGGAATTAACTAAATAGTTTGCATTGTCTTCAAATTTTTTCTTTGCCAACTTCATAGAATTTTCTCCACCTGTTCTCATTGCTTCTAACAGATTAGGTTTAAAGGGAGTTATCTCATCTAATTTTGGAAACTTGATTACATTTGTTCCTTTACCAATAAAGTTAGAAGGCTTGATGCCTAACTTTGTTAAAAGAGATATCGCTTGTAATATAAGTTGGTTTCTATTCATTAATAATATTCCTTATTGACAACGGGTGTTGGTTCATCTTTTTCATCTTCAGGATGTTCAACAAAGCCTCCTTGTCTAAATCTCATTACGGCTTGCGTCGTACTGTCGACCAAATCATCGTGGTCGCCATATGGAAATGCAGCGCACTCTTCTATAACCTCATCGGCGAATTTCATTTCAGGTGCCCAGATTTTTCCGCTTTCAAATAACGGTGCCACAGAGTTCACCCTAGAATGTTTATCGTTGCCCTTGCTCGGTGTAAAATTTATCACCGGGATACCCATTTTACGCAATTCATATGTTAAAGGCAAGCCCGAAGCTTTAGATTCAATGATAACGGTTTCAGGGTTCCAGTATTTATATTGTTCCATAGCAACTCGTTTTAACTCAGGAAACTCGTATCTTCCTTTGATGGAATCTACTAAAATCAAATTAGGACCTGAATCTTCGTTAGGATAAAATACACCCCACGTCGTAATAGCAGAATAGTCTGCTCTTTCAGATTTTAAAAAAGCGGTATCGTAAGACTGTATGACGTGTTTTAAAGGTGGTAGTTCATCCTTCTCCCAGACCTGCCACCAATCTCTTTTGATGATAGCGCCTTCTTCCGCTGTA